GCATCCAGGTCGCTGCGGTGGCGGATTAAAACGCGCGCAGTCACCTGCGACTGGGTCGCCTGCGCTGCCAGGAACTCACGAGCGCTCAAGGGTTCAATCGCCGCCCAGACTGTCACCACTTCCTGCCACGATCCTGACGTCTCACCGGTGGCAGGATCTTGCGCAACATCACCGTTCGAATCGAGCGCCAGAACGTATTGCTCAATCAATACCCGATGGCGAAGGCGGCCTGCTGCGAGCGTCATCGCGCGGTAGACCGGCGAAGGCCCGAAAGGAGGCTGGTGGGCCCAGCACTGAGTACATAGCCGTGTCCTGCATCGGAAGGAACGGCGGCGGCGCCATCACCATCTCGGAATCGGAACTGCGAAGCGATCTCGACCAGCGTCGCCGCTTTCACGACCGGCCGCACGATCGGTCCGTTCGAGTCTTCCGCAGGAATGGGATCACCACTGCTATCTTCGACCGGTTGACCACCGGGCCCGAGAAGCGGCTCGTAGGCGCGCCATTCGTCTTTCAGCCATGTCATGACGGCATCGCTGATCGCCAGAATCATCATTTCGATCCAGCCGTCGGCCGCGTCGTTGTCGACCATCAGGTGCGACTTGACCTCCGCGAGAGTGACGAGCGAGACCATCAGCTGCCCAGCTTGATCGGCGCGGTATCGGCCGCTTTGAAGTCTCGGCCGCGCTCGCCGTCCCTGCCTTTGCGTGCCCCGATGATCCAGCCGTCGTCGTTCAAAGCGGGCTTCGACTGGCAGTCCTTGAGTGCGATCCACATGGAACCGTCGTGCACCCATGCCTCGCCCGCTTTCGCTCGGGTTCCGTCTCGCCAGTAGCCGGCCGGCCGGATGCCACCGGCGGGGTAGCGCAGTTCTTTGACGCGTCCGGCCGCAGTGGCTTTCAGGGCGATCTCGTGCGATTCGGGAAGGTATTCAAGTTCGAAGGCTTCCAGACTCAGGCCATCCTTGCCGTCGGTGCCGTTCTTTCCGACCACCGGACCCAGGCTCTTCACCTCGCCATTCGTGAGTGTGATCTGCAACGCGCCTTCGCGGTCGATCATGGCGCCCGCCAGTCCGGCACCGTCCGCGCCCTTCTCGCCACGGTCGCCATCTTTGCCGTTGAGCCCGTCTTTGCCGTTGGTCGGCGCAGGAATGGCCTTGATCGCCTCTTCGATGGACTTGCGCGCGTCGGCGCGGACTTCGGCTACTGCCGTTTCGAGCACCGGACGAACGTCATCAACAGAGACGCTCTTGCCGTTCTCGCCGTCCTTACCGTCTTTGCCATCCGCAGGAGCGGGAACTTTGTCCAGTACTTGCTTGACGACGGCATCGATGTCGACAGGCTGGGCATCCTTGCCGTCCTTGGGCGCCGGAAGCGCGGCGACAGCAGCAGCTACTGCGCGCTCGACCTGACCGGCGACGTCCACTGGCTTCGCGAGCTCAGCTTCAAGCTCCCCGATGCGCTTCTGGAGCGGACCGATGGCTTCGCGAATGGCCAGGCCCATCGCCTCACCGAAAGTCTCAGGATCAAACATGCGTAGGCTCCGGTTGTGCGGCTTTCCGCATGGCCGCAATGGCCTTCTGTGTTGCGACGATCGCGCGCGCTTGTTCGATAAGCGCCTTGTCTTCTTCGGTAGGTTCGGCCGGGGCCGGCGCAGGGGGAACGTCAGGTACTGGTGCGGGTGGCGCCGGCGGCTGCATGTTCGGGTCCCAATCGGCACGGTTCTCCAGCATGCCAAGCGGGTAATCCTGCTGCTGGCCCCAGAGCGTCGAGCCGCCACCGGTGGAAGCCAGGTTGAACCGCTTCCGGCCTTCATCGGGCGTCTTGATCTTGCCGCCGACCAGCTTCGCTTCAACCTCCGCGCGCTTTGCTTCGTCCATGCGTAGGAGTGGTTCAAGGTCGAGCTCAACGCCGAGCGGCGCCTTGATTCCGAGACCTTCATCCAGCAGAGACTCCATGTGCTCGATGTGAGTCTGCAGAGCGTTCTGGTAGTAGATCTGATAGACGCCATCGACACCAAGGCCCGAAGGAATGGTGCCGATGCCCACCATGAAAGGAGGGATGCCGAACGGCTGGCAGATCTGCTCGTCGCTGTACCGCATCTGCTCAACCATCTGAGAGTCGATGGACTTCATCGCGAACGCGGTGAACTTCATGTCCGCGCCGATGATGGCGACCTTGCCTGCGTTCGAACCGGTGAAATTGGTGTTCCAGTAGGCCTTCACGTCCTCGGCATCCTTCTCTGACATTCCGGCCGGCGCGGTAAGGATGCCGCCAGGCTGCGCGTTGTTCGCGAAGAACTCCGTCGCGCTGCGCATGATCTTCATGTTCTTCAGCGCCGGCCAATGAGCAGCAGCCAATGGAGGGATGCCAATCAGCGGGTGATGTATCGTGATGCAGCGGTCATGGATGATCTCGCTCGCCGGCACGATCAGACCGGAAGCCGGATAGCCATCTGGCAGAGTGTTGAGGGGGCCGGTTTGTAGCTGGTAATAGACCTCACCCGCATCCGACACCATGGGGAGCACGCGCTCCGGGTCGAGAACGTAAAGGTCGACCACATTGCCGGAGTTCGGACCGCCGCGGTTGTCGCGCCGCTTGAGGATGTAGGCATTGCCATTGGTCAGCTTTGTGATCAGCCAATACTCACGGAACTGGTTCGCAGTCTGGAACTTGTTCGGCTTGCGCAACACGGGGTCATACGCAGCGTTCGTGACAGGCGTCCAGATTCCATCAGTGCTTCGGGCCCGAAGTCCATACGGGAGTTTGCCGGCGTCCGTAGCGATGCGCATGATGCACGCGTAGAGCGTGGGGTAGGTGATCAGATCCCCGCGCTTTTCCTCTACGTTCTGCTGCCATGCGCCGGTGAACGATTCAAGAACTCGCCTCCACCCATTGCGCCATCCGCCGTCAACCGTGTTCAGGCTGTCGGGCGCACGCTTTTCACGCGCAATGGTGAAGCCGAAGAGGTTCATGCAGCCTCGCGGAGGGCGGCGCGCACTTTGTCGGCGCCGGCCAAGTGGTGAACCCTGACGCCGCGCTCTTTCGCGAGGGCGTGCAGTTGGTCTCTGTCGAGAGCTTCGAGGCCGTCATCGACGACGTCGGATTGCGCTGACATCGTGGCATCAGCATCGGGTGCAGGACTAGACACAGGATCTGGCGCAGCTTGCATCGGCTTCGTCACCGAAGGCTGGAAGGCCATGTCTCGAGTTTGGTACGTGCCAAGGCCTGCGCGCTGCAGCACCTTCGCTTGAGTGGACGTGACGGTCTTCGTTCGGCCGCCGCTTCGGAATGTGAAGTCGACTTTTTCCATGGAATCTCCTTGGACGAAAAAGGGGCCCCGGTTTGGGGCCCCTCTCACTCGTCAGTCGCCGATCAGCAGCTGGTCGGGAAGCCGTCGATCCACTGAGCGGCGCCGGCGCGGCGCTTGCCCCACCAGATGAACCGCTCAGCGCGAAGCGCGATCGAGTTGGTCTGCCACATCGACACCAGGTTCACCGAAGAAGCGGCAACCGTCGGGTTCGAAGAACCGGCCGGGGTGTCGCTCATTTCGATGCTGGCTTGCTCGGAAGCGTCGACCGTCACCGAGCCGTCGTCGGCCAGGAAGATCTCAGCTTCGTCGATCAGCGCCAGGATCGCACCACCAGAACCGCCGTTGTTGGCGAGGTACTGCGACACACGCACCGGCACGCCGTCGAGCGAACCGCCTTGCGGGGTCATCTCGGGGAATGCACGGGTGCCCAGCGGATCGCGCGAGAAGGCCAACATACGGGCCACCGCGGGCGTGGTGTAGTAGGCCGGGCGCATGCCGAGGTAGGTCGAGTCCCACTGCGCCCACAGGAGGGCGATCGCGCAGCGCACCGAGACCGGATCGCCCGGATCGATCGCGCCGGTCGCAACCGGCGTGACGCCGTTCAGCAGGCCGGCAGGCGACGTGTTCGCCACAGCAGCCTTGTCCGGATCCAGCAGGTCGATGTCGATGCGCTCGATCACGGCGTCAGCCAGCATGTCACGCACGAGCGCCTCAGCGTTCGGGTCCGAGAAGCGGGCCAACTCCTGCGTGATCACGGCGATGGAGGCAACCTTGGTGAAGGGAACCAGTTCCGCGCCGAAACCGAACGAGGTCACAGGCTTGGCCTTGCCTTGCCCGACCCAGTAGCCCGTGCCGCCCGAAGTCGCCGAACCGATCCGCACGTTGAACGGCGTGCGGCGGAAATTCGCTTGGCCGATCAAGGTGCGCGGACGCAGGAACTCGATGAAGTCGCCGGCGAACGTTTCGGCGTACACCAGCGGCGCAGCCCAGGTGGCGTTGATGGTGTCACCAGCGGCAACGGTCGCCTTCATCTGCATCAATTGCTGCAGGTTCGCGCCTTCCGACTGAGCCTTGAGCGTCTTGACCACGCCCTCGGTCTTGGGGAAGTGCGTCTGAGCCATCTGGAAAGCCAGCTGGTGGTTGCCCTTGGATTTCACCAGGCACATGGCATAGCGAGCCATGGCGATGCCCTTTTCCAGCTTCTCCGGGCTTTCGCGCAGTTGCAGCGGCGCAAGGTCGCTGCCGCCCCGAGCGAGCGATTCGCGCTGCTCGGTATCGTTGACGGATTTGACCGTCGAAGCGTCGAACGATGCCATGCGCGACAGGCGGGCGATGTCGCCGTCCAGGCGTTTGATGGTGGACTCATGCGTGTCGAATTCTTCCGCTTCAGCGGTGTTCATCGAACGGTTTTCGTCCACCGACTTCTGCGCGAGCGCCTTGAGGGTGTCGTGCGTGGTTTCACGGGTGGCCTTCAGGTCAGCGACCTGTTCGGCGAAAGTCTTGCTTGCCATTTTGTTTCCTTAGAAAGCAAAAAGGCTCCCGAAGGAGCCTAGATTTGTGGTTGCGCGTCACCGCGCTGCGGGTGGCGTCAGCGGCTTGCTTTCAAGGGCAAACTGGCGAGACGGGAGGCGCTGATCAGTCGAACGGCGCCCTGCATGTCGTCCTGCGTTTTCACGACAGGACGGTCCATGAGTCGGATAGCTCCGGAATCCATGTGCGGCATTCCGAAGGCTTTGATGTTGCTGATGGTGGCGGATGCGTTCGCGGGGATC